CAAAGTATTTACGCCCGGAGCTATTGGCAGCATTTTTGAAGTCTTCAGTATGTTCTGCTGTACCGCGTTGGAGCTTTCTAGCTTCATTATATCGTCGATGGTCGGCTTGTTAGAAATCCAGTTTCTTACTTTTTTGGTCCACGTGGCCACCGGGTGAGCTGTCGTACCATACTTCGTCGTCGTTGCCCCCTGTTCTTCCTGGTGAGCTATAAGGATGTTATACAGAGCTACTGCTAACTTGTTCCAATCATTGTCTCCCCCGACCTTGGCGCCTTTTCTGACCAAGTACATCAGTACACTGGGCGATAAGAAATACAACCCATCTGATGCTTCTTTGAGGTTATAGCCCGCGATCGGAGGTTCGTCGGTCCCGTAGACAGGCGAGTCGATCTGGATGCGCCGGTTGGCCGAGTTGGGCATATCGGGCGCCGACTCACTTGGCCCCTTATATTTGGCCGCCTTTTCGTGACGGTCACCATCGCCTTCCATCTGCACCCATTTCGGGTTGGTCTTTCCTTGGAAGGCGTCCTTGGCGTTTTTTATCATCGCGGACGGTGCTGAGATTTGAAGTTCTTTCAAATATCGTACGTTTACTCCCGTTATCAAACCTATTTGTTTGAAGATAGTATACGTTGAACGGTAAAAAGTGCCGCCAATTGAGTCCTCGCCGGGGGCCGCGACGTGTGTCTCTCCTGGGCCCGGGCCTATCCAGGCTTTAGCCAGAGCGAAAGTTAGGTCTGGTTTCCCGGAGCCCTCAGCGAAGGCCGCTTTGTACAGTTCCTCATACTTGGCCTCGTTTTCCGATCCTTCCGTGAATATCTGATCATAGGCTGCTTGGAAATCAGCAACACCCTGATATACTCTGAGCAACTGATACCAAGCGTCTTCAATGCCCTCCTCGATGAAGTTCGGGTATGGATCTGCCATCTCTTAACTCCCCAAGACCCTCAATACGTTTTCCAAGGGCATTGGAATATTGATTGCTTCGCCTGTAACAAGATCGGCCTCAGTCGGCTTCTGATTAAAGAGGGCAATGATCCACCAGTGTTCGGCGGCACCATAATAACGGATAGCAAGTTTATAATATCGATCTCCGACTTTCCAGATGTGTGGAATGCGCTCGATATTGCGGAGGTCTCTGGCACTAAACTGCCGAAAGGTTGGTGTATCGAGCTGGCGCACAGACTTTCTGTTACGTTGCTCCATAAATTTTTTATAGATCTCGTCTTTATTAAGAAGGACGCGGCGGTTTCTAAAGCGGTGTGACATAGTTTATTCGTTTGACGCCAATACATCATGCTCGGCTTGCTCTTCGGCTGGCAGCTGCGCGGCGATTTCTGTGACCATCTCTCCTTGAGTGTCCACAATACGCTGAACAAATTCTGTACTTTCCATACGTTTCCCTGCGCTGTTGGGGAATTTTCCATTTATATTGTCACTTCCGCCGAACTTGCCGTTTGCCCAACCCATCAGGTGGGTGTGAATGACAGTATAACTAAGTGAGAGGCTGAGCGTTTTTGGGATATAAACCTTTTGGCTCGTAAGGGTTCTCTTATATAATTGTTTTTTAAAGGTCTGTGTTCCCACTTGATGATCTAGCTCGAACTGCAGCTCCTCTGTGCCGGCTTCTTGAGGTGTGCCCATAAATCCGCCTTGATCCATGGACGGAGCGTAAGTAACACCGTCCAAATATCCCACAAGCTTCTCTCCTTTTTGTGCGCCGGCGATCAAGTTGGTCCATTTAAGACCAATCAGGGGGGCTGCCTTAAGGGTATTTTGGTTGTCGCGGGAGCGCGAATCATACACAGGATACAAGAACTCGATGAGGCGGTTTACTTTTATTAGATTTGCCTCTGCTTCTGCTGTATTTTTGGAAACAATATCAAACCCCAATGAAATTTGGCGCTGAGTGCCGCCGAAAGTTACCAATGGGTCCATACGACCGTATACAGTCTCGGGGGTCCAAGCGGAGCTGAACTGATCACTGAATTCTGTCACCCAGCCTTTGAAGGCGACGTCGTTCCCGGTGGCCAAATGAGTAAATCTAATTTTAAAGAAGTCGTTGCCCAGCAGAATAGGGTCTACTGCGGCGGATGAGTTTCCTTTTGGTTTTGCGATTCTTGACATCTATATTCCTCCTATCTTGCGTAGGTTCCGAACATACGCTTGCCCTTTGGCGAATCAATAGCCTTAAGCACAACATCGGTAACCTCTTTGTCACCGATATAGACAGCAACGGCTCCGGTGCCGCCCATCCTACTTAGCTTGTTGGACAATTCTTTGATTGCTTTTGTTAATTCTAGAGTTGTTGGCGCCGTATTCACCCGGGAGCCAATTGGCATCTCGACCATCTCGGGGCCTCGTTCACCAACTATTGCGGTTGTTGTGCCGACGACGCCGCCGTCGGCGAAGCCAGACGTGGAGCGCTTCTTTTCCTTGGGGACCGCGGGGGTGCCTCCACCGCCGAGAGCGCCGCCCAATAAATTGCCCAAGACCCCGCCAGCGAGGCCAGCGCCGGCGCCAATAGCAATAGCTGCAAGTGATTTCACAATTATAGGCTTCATGGCGGAGCGTTGCAGAGCCGCGAGGCCTGGACCTATAATAGGAATGGCCGCAGTCAATGCATTTAGAGCATATGCCATACCAAATGTCATCCCTATGCTGCCCAGGAGGAGTGCTCCAAAAAATGTAAAGAACGCCTTCAGGGGGCCGCCGGCCTGGATAAACTCGGCGATGCCCTTGCCTACGTCAGAGAGCCCTTTAATGAAGGGCACTATACTCTCTTCGATAACTGGCCCCATCTGAATATAAAATGCTTTGAAGGCTGATGTCAATTGCTCAGTGATCTTTTGGGTTTCGCGCGCTTGTTCTGCCAAGTCTTCTTGGTTAATCCTATTGATCTCAAGCTCCTCATTCGACTTGCCCATCATATTGGTCATATCTTCAATCGACATTCCCAAAGCATCTGCCATGGCCATCTTCTGTGCGCGGCCCATATCTTCCAGGGAGACACCGGCTTGGTCAGTTGCATCTCTGAGCATCTTGATGGCCTCTGCCGGGTCTTCCATCGATGCGTTTAACATATCGATCGAGTTGAGGAACGGCCCACCTAGAATGGCGTTGAGGCGGCCGACGGATTGGCCGGCTTGATCAAAGGTGGTAAATTTATCTACGACACCAGTAAGGGTTCCCAGTTCCATCCCCAGTGATTTGGCCTGGACCGCTAACTCTTCAAATACTTGCGCGCCATCTTTGCCGAAACCAACGATGAACTCTTTATTGGCAACGAACTCTTGTCCCATTTTGTCAACGTCCACACCGAGGGTACGAGCAGTAGAAGTGATATCAAGCAAAAGTTGATTACTCTCCTTCCAACCCATATTCATACTTTGGCTAGCAATTTGCGAAATTTGTGCAGATGTTTGCTGAGACATCCCCAGCTTTTCAAGCATCAGGGCCTGGTCTCGGACAGAATCACGGGCAGAATCACTGAGGTATGTGAAGTCCACCATGGTGTTTTTGAATACCTGCGTGGCGTTCGCCACATCCGCGGTGGTGACTCCCATCTCATAGAGTCGCCGTTCAGTATTTCGAATTTCCTCATTGTACTCTTTGCCGGCGCCGGTTGCAGCACGGAAGTTGGAGATCGCTTCGTCTTGTGCTAAGGCAAAATCAAGCTGGTACTTGGCGAATTGAGCACCAAGGTCTACCATCTTCAGCATCATACCCGCTTGCAGCGCTCCGGAGTCGGCTGCATTGAGGAGCGACGTCGCAAACCCATCCCAATCGCCGGCGCTCATTGACAAAACTTTGTTTAACTTATCTAAGCCCCCAGAAAGACCCAAAACCGAATCCATAAAGCTTTCGCCCATTTCGGCGCCCACTTTTTGTTCATCGTGAAACTCCGAAAGAGCTTCTGTGGATTCCTGTAGTAAGCGTTTGTACTCTGCCATGGCCGCGACGTCACCGGCAAGGGCCGCCGTTTTGTGGGTCAACGCCTCGGTGTAAAGTTCTGACGCCTTCGCTGAGCGCTTGAGGGCGTCTTCTTGCTTGTCGAGTGCGTCGTCGAGGTCTGCGTACGAGTCCTTCAGGGCCTTGTTTTGCTGGACGAGCGAAGCTTGAATGGCGTTGTACTCGTCTGAGCCGGCGGTGGCGGTGGCGAGAGCAGCCGTGTGCCGGCGGATATTTGTTTCTTGCTCGTTTATAGATTCCGTGGCCTTCTCAAGAGCCGCGGCAAGTCTGCCAAAACTATCCAGGGACTTCTGGGTTACCGCAAGGTTATCTATAAGCTCCTTAAGTTTCTCATATTCTGCTCTGCTCGCAGCGATCTGTTCGGGAGTAAGGGGGAGACGATTGGCCATTATGCCTTATCCCTAATTCTTGAAGGGCCAGCGCAGGCCGGTTTCACCTTCAAAACGTTTGACGGAGGTAGATAACTTGTGCCGCGAATTTAGGGTTCTCTGATCATTTAGACCATTCTTCATATAAGAATCCATATAACGCTTCTCGCCAGATAAGACCTTCATAAAAGACTCAATTTGTGAATTACTTCCCAGCAAACTAAATGGCTTCTCAATTCCGGCGAAATACAACGACAGAAGAGCACTACGGACTTGGCCGGCAAATTTACTATACGTGCGCCTGCGCTCACTAATAGGAGCATTCAGCTGGTTTAAATTTATAACGTCTTTAACGAGTTCATCCATTGGTCTATTATCCCTTAAATGTAAATAGTTCTAAAATGAAAAGAAATAACTATCTTTTGTTCTGTGCCTTTTTGATCTCTTCGGATTCTTTTTTGAATTCGTTGACCAAACGTTGCAGGAACCATCGACGGAGTGCGACGGGGAGACTATAGATTTCTGTGAAGGACCATCCACCGTAATGCTTGAGGTTAAAGAACTCCTCATACATTCCTTTTTGATAATCAGCGTTTAGGCCAAAAAAACTCTGCCGACATGGGCATCACCACCCTTCCGACATAGCTGCAGGCTGGACATTCAAAATCAAATTTGACGTCCATGTCGGGTTTAACCTGTTCATACTGAGTTCTCAAGTATGAAACATCTTGTAGGGGGATCATTTCCACGAATTTATTAATTGTCGGCCGATCGGTATGATCATTGGCGGCCACGATGATTGCTTTTAGCAAATCTGTTACCACGGATGATTCTCTTTTAAGTTTCTTTTTGCTGGAGGTTGCTTGCTGCAGGGCCTCTTCGTCCGCAGTTGTAAGGAGCTTCAAAGTTACGTTTACTTTGGAGGATGGGAGGTCGACACTGAAAAGGCCATCCTCTAAAAGTGTGATGGTTTCGGGCACATCGTTTGTTTCGACTGCCTGGATCTCGCCGAGATCGAAAACGTTGTCTGCTTTCCCGTAACAGGAAGGACACGTTGTATTAACTTCGTACTGTGGGCCAAAGCCTGTAATACGGGCTGCAATAAGAATTGCGTTCTTGTCTCCAAGGAGGAGCTCTCGAACTTTAATATTTTTATCTAATAATAGGGATCCAACCATTCTATTAATGGCGACGCCCTTCTTCAACAGAGTCTCGGAGGTAAGAATATCTTCCTCTTTTGCTGTCATGTGCTTAATTTCTACCGTATCAGCATTGTGCAGCGGGTGGCTTTCTGGGTAGAAGCGACCTTCGCTGGGCAGAGCAACAAACTCTGTCGGGTTTACAAACGAGAATAGGTCGTCTGCTGTATTACTTATAGTGTTGGCTGGTGTGCCTGTATCTTGCGCTGGGGCACCTAAACGGTCTGCGTTATTTCTTCGAGCCACGAATCACCTCTTATTTCTTGTTGACTAGCTCCCGGCGGCCGCTGCAACAGCGGGGCCGACATCATACGTAGCCCAATCATACCTGACTGAGACCTCAATGTTAAGGATTTCATCAGAAGAATAGTCTAAACTACCAAAAGAGGCCTTTGTGAGGAAGGAGTTGTTTAGTATCCAGGTGCCAATAAGGCCACCCTGACCATTTAGCTCTTCGATGACCACATTGCCTAGCGCATCAACAGAGTCTGCCTTGTTGACGGTGCCTGGGGCGCGTGACGGGTTCTGAAAAACATCTTCCTGATCGGGCGGCATCAAGTAGCCGGAGCGAGTCAGGGCATCCAGGAGGAGCTTGTTACCATCGGGGTTAATAGCATTAACGATAGTGATATCGATGGGCTGCCATTCGACCGTTCCGGGGTAGTAATAAGTGTTTCCCAGGAACTGATGCTTAACGTCTGTCACTTGATATGAAGGCTTGCCAGTCAACTTGGCCAAGTATTGCTCGTACTGATATCCCTCTACGGGGCTTACGAGGTTTGGAAGGGTAAGTAGAAAGCGATGTGCTCTCCTAGGTTCCGATAGTGCGCTGGTCCAAAATGGCATTTTAATAAGTCTCCTGATGTTTCTAGTTTAAATAGTGCGGCTAGCCGAAACCTCCCGCATTTTATTAATCTGTAAAGGATGCTCCGGTTCTTGTGATATTGAAATCAATCGCGATGTACTCAATGGCACGCGTTGGCTTCAAGAAGATCTTCGCATACATAATGTTCTGATCAACCAAGTCAGGGGTAGTGGTGGTCTCATCGAGAATCACCTTGTAGTCTGAAAGGCCGAAGTTGGTCTTGACGTTTGCCAAGAATGGATCCACCTGTCCCTTGAAGCGCAACCATGTCTGCTGTACGTTGGGATCAAAGAGGAGCTGTGAAGCAATCTGCGAGATGCGCTTCTTAACGAAGATCATCAGGCGCCGCACGTTAATGCGATCGAGTGCTGACGGGGTAACCTGTAGGGTCTTCTGACCGAAGATCACAATCCCCTCATTCGGGAACTTGGCGATCGGGTTAACGTTCGAGCTGTAAAGGTCATCGCGATCCTTGCGGCGCAGCTGGTGGGCTACGTCGACGACCGGGATTCCAGCAGAACCCTCAGTGAGTCCGCCGCGGTTGAAGCCGGCTGGCGCGAACCAGACCTGCGTCTTGCGCTGGGAGCTTGAGAAGGTACCGATGGCCGGCACAGAAGGGGGCAACCACACGAAGGCACCGTTGATGGTGTCCCGGGCACGAACCCATGGGTAGTAAGCACAACCGTATGAAGAGTTGAGATTCAAACTACGAAGGTTTGTTACTATAGTGCTAATAGTAGACGCGAGGTTCAAACGATTTACACTATCTGCTTCCTCACGGGGCTGGAATGCATCCTTGAGATCAATGACTGCGAGGGCGTCTGCACGGTCCTCACAGAGGCGCACTAGGTTTGTGCTAAGACCTTCGTTCGTCAGTCCCGGCATAGAGGCTAGGTTCATCTGAACAACCTCAGGGTCGGCGAGAGAGTCGATGGCCTGGCGGATCGAGTTAAACACGTAGTTTGTCTTGTCGTTGCCCGAAATGTTGCGGTTTGCGAAGGCGTCCATCTCAGTGATATTTGTGCCGTCGAATCCACCGTACATTGGGACAGTGAAGCGGTCGAAGCCTGCGTCGAGGACGCCTGCTACAAGACCGTTGACACGTGTGAGTGACTGTGCAGGGGCTGTTGCCTCAGCAAACGACCCACTGATCCAGCTACCCTGCGATCCCGATACATCATCAAGTGTGAAGGTGATCGAGCGCTCGGTCGAAGCATCGCCCTCGAACATCTCGCTCACAATGGCGCCGCGGGCGCGCAAGAGGTCGATATTAGATCGATCGAATACGGAGCCGCCGGCATCTGTTGTGGTCTGATAGCCGAAGTAGGCGTCGCTGGTGTTAGGCAAGTTGCCGTCTGACGCGGAGACGCGTAGTTCGGGCGTTGGGTAGTATATCGATGCCGCGGTTCCGCCCAAGCTAATAAGAAGGTTGCCCGCCTTGGCCCCGTTGCCACCAGAGAAGCCAGTGACGGTGGTATCGGTGAGAGTCTCAGTAATTGTATTGTTCCCTGCTTCGCCGGCGGTGTTCTGGGTCAACGTCAAAACACCAGCGACCGGTGTTGTGACGATTGTTCCATTGTGGCCGTTTGCACAATCAATGCAAGCCTCAAGAGACGAGGCCTGGTCGCTGACCGAGCCGGTGATCGAGAACTGGGGCGGATCGTTGGACAGGGTTTGAATGGCCTTGGCAAGATATACCTTAGTGAGGCCCGCAGTGTCTTCTATCGTGATTGTCTCGTCTGCTACTGGTGTCCCAGTGAAGGTTACTACTGCTGTAGCCGCCGTATCGGTGATGAGGCCGGCTGGTGTGTCGGACGGTCGGACTGAGCCCGTAAGCCACGTTGAGGAGGTGTCCGCCGAGACGATGGGGCTAGTTGGGTCCTTGTACTTGACGATGCCCTGGAAGCCGAAGGGAAGTAGATCAGCGGATGTGAGTCCCGCGTCGACGTCGGAGTTGATGTCAACTCGGATGTATTTGGAGACGTTGGCCCAATCGCCGTACTCTACGTAGCGGCGCTCGGTGGCGGACCAAGATGTGTACTTGGTTCCGATCTTGCGGCCTAGGTAGTTCAGAGAGTCGGGGTTCAAGTCGCAATTATTGAACTGTTCCAGGACGCGGACGACGTTGTCTGAATCACTCAAATGGCGGACGACAACCGAGAACGTACCGTAATCATTGTCGTTATCTGGTGAACGCTTGATATCCTGAATAGAGATCTTGAGGTTTCTGTTGCTCCAATCACCGGGCTCGTTGAGCGCTACGACCTTAAAGAGTGGTCGCGATGTTGGATTGTTGCTTGTGCGGCAGGCAATAATCTGAGGCGTCTGAGCTGCCTGTAAGGCTGCTTCGTGGTTGCCTGCGGATCCGTTAGCCGCGCCGGCAGTGTTGTTAATGCGGACGATAGCGCCCCAGGTCTGGGAGCCGGTGATATTCGAAGCCAAGTGGCGATCGAATGTTTCGCCGAGCCAGTAGTTTAGGCGTGTGCCCGCGGCCGTGATGCCGTCATTCGTTAACTGCGGGTTGGTGTTCAGGACCTTGCGGATGTACTTGGAGCTTGTACGATCGAAGTTGAACACTACAGTGGACCCAGCAGCGCTCGGACCGGAGCCAGTCATGACAAGCTTGAATTCTTTAGCGACGCCGGTGTCAGATATAATCCAAGAAGAGCCCTGCGCGGTTCGGTCGGACTTTGAGGGTGCTGCAGCGCCCGAGACAGCGACGGCACCACTAAGCTCCAGAAGCACTGTGTCCGGTGCATAAACAATACCAGCTAGTACGAAATCAAAACCGTTCCCTTGGCGCCAGGGGCGCTCTCCGCCGGCGTTCCCGGGGGCTTCGCCCACAAGGATAGCCCAAGCGTTTGTCTTGTCCCAGCCGGCCTCACCGGAATCAACCGTGTAGCCGGAGGCCTGGGAGCCGAGGAGTCGAACGTATGTCAGGGGAGAGCTGTTTCGGAGATAGGCCTGGGCGGCATATGCGCCGTAGGTGGTGGCCGTGGTGTCATTTCCTTCACGCCACACATCGCCGCCGGAGCCGCCAGGAGCTGGTGCGCCGAAGACGTTAACGAACTCTTCAAAAGAGTTAACTGTGGTCGGTCGGAGGGCAGGGCCCTTTTCGGCTCTACCGATGATTACTGGGCCGATGCCTGCAGGAGATGCAGGTACCTGGGAGTTGTCAATCTCGTTGACAAAGACCCCGGGGGAAACAAATCTATAATTTTTAACTGACATTCGTTAGGTTCTCCTATGCACTGAAAATGTTCAAAAGTAAATAGTGTTAAATAGTATCAATGGTACTATTCTCTGTAAAATCCATCCTTAATGGTATCGGGGATATCGCCAAGTATTGTTCTTTCGCGAGCAAACCGAAATTCTACAGCGTTTTCACGGCGCACTATTTTGGGTCTTTCATCATTGTCACCATCGCCCATTAGATAGCCCAACACTTCAATATTAATGGTAGTTTCATAGTTCCGATGCTCCATTCCCAAATTAGCTTTGTTGGATCCGTCAGAAAGGTTACCTTCAATGAATATTTCATAATAATGGCCCTCATTGTGGATTCGTTTGGGCATTCTGGAGTTTCCTGGGACAGTCAGGAAAGGAGTTATCAATTCGTTTAGCTGCTGCTGATATTCTGTTCGCGCTGTGATCTCATAAGCGACCTTAACCCAGACTGGCAGCGGCATTGTGATGGTTTCATAGACAACGCGCTGGGTCGACATATTTCTCTTGTTCGTATTCAACATTTTACTGCTGACATTTTTATCGGGGCCCTTCTTCTGCTTAGAGTGGGCATTTTGAAACTCAGCTGTCTTTTTCTGGTTTATTGTTCGCGCTACTGTAATAGTACCACCCCGAGCATCTGGATTTGGATATAAATTAGCGTATACCGTGCCGCGGAAGTCTTGCTCTTTTGTAACGTTAGAACGATTTATGGTAATCAAGGGCAAAATCAGTGTTTCTTCTGAATCTCTGATATCTTTGTTCTGCTTTAGTTGATATGCGCGCTCTGCGGTGACCCACAGGACCGGAACCTTCTTAAATCCTTCGTTTGTTCCCACCGATAAGTTTAATTCCTCATCGATGAAGTCCAACATCGCCCGATCGATTGTTTCCAGGGTCGAAGGCATAAGCTCGATCTCATGCAGCTTGTCGGCAACGTCTTTGTCGCCAATATAATCGTATTTCTGATCCTCTGTGTCCTGGATCTGTGCTTGAGTTCGTTTGCTTCGCGACATTTATACTCCTTAGCCCACGTATATGCCTGCTGGAATGTTTTCCAGCACTTTCTTCGCTGCATCTTGCAGAGTAGAGTCGACTGCTGCGAGTTTATCGTAGGTCAGCTCATCTAGAATTGTCTTCAGCTCATCGCGGAGGCTATCTTGCTCTGCTTTTGCTTGACCGAGCAACTCTGCATGGTTTAAAGTGACCGATTCGCCAGGAATTGGCACCACAGCAAACTTGCCACGTACTTGGCCGAGCATTTCTTTAGTAAGCGCTAGCGCAAACCGTCGGATCCATTGCTTTCCAATTGAGTTAATTCTTTTATATGGAAGATTCTGGAACGGCAGCGTGTTCATGTTGTTGATGCCTTCTGTTCCAGTGCGCCCGCGGGGGTTTTCCTCCCACGGCTCGTAGTCGCCCTCGATAGAGAACTGGATCCAGAACTTTTTGGGCCCTGTGCTGTCTGGCCGAGGGAAGAGTCTTAGTCTGTTGTCCTGAATCTCGTAAGAATAGTGAGAGATCCGCGTCCAGAGAGCATCCTCATAGGCCATTGCCTGCAGTTTGTTCTGCCACGTGGGCACAATCTCAAAGGTAGAGTCATCAGCGTACTGTCCGTACGTTCTGAGGTTTCCCACAACTGAGAAACCGCCGTAGTAGCCATAGAATCTCCACATTGCGCGCGGGGTCTTGAAGAATACTTTGCGCACAATGATTCTCTTGTCTTTTATTCTCTGATAATAGAGAGCCTTAGTGTCTGTTAGGGATGATGCTGATAAAATCGTTTGTAGGTCATAGTCTTGTCTGTTAGCTATACGGTCGATAGAACCAGAGTAAATCGGTGTTGTGCCCCCGAGATTGGTTTCCGTTGCAATGCCCTCTGAGATTCTTCGGACGTACCCATAATCGAAGCGAGGATACTTTAATTCGATGTTCGACCCAGACAGAGCGTGCCCGTGCGTGATCTGTCCGTCTTGGTCGAAAGATGCGGTTGCTGCGCCCAAGAAGTCGGAAAGAGAATTCTTGGTTTGATGAAGGTTGACAATGTAGGAATATTCTAGTACTGCCTCTTCATATGCTGAGTATACATTCCCCTCTGTGAGTTCTACATCTAATATGTCTCCGCCGAGCTTCTTGTAGGTGTATGCTACTTGGTCTGCTGCGCCAGAGAGAAAGGCCGCGGACGAGTATATCCCGAAAGGGAGTGTGGCGGCAACATTTCCTGTGCTACCAGTGGCCGGCAAAACATTGGTATTTGTTGTCGAAGCCGGATTAAGCTTTGGTATGGCCATGAGGGGTCCTCTGTTTGTCTAGTAGTAAATAGAAAGCCCCGCCTCAAAGAGACGGGGCTTTCATTATTTTGACCTTACGTCAGGTATGCTACTCTTCAAGTCCGCGGACTATGACTAAGCCATACATATCAGGACGCACCATCTGCTTGGCATATCGAGTCATCACGCCCTTGCGAGGCACGAAGTCTTCAACACCGAAGATTGTGGGGGTAGTCTGTAGCGGCACATAAGGTGCGTATACATAACCACTCTCTAGGAAGCTACTACCGCGTCGACCAACTAGGATCAAGTTACGCGGGAAGTAAGGATCGACGATGAGGTCGAACTTCTTGGAGAGGGAACCAACCTTAACAGCACCCGCGTCTCCGCGGTCGCTATCAGCAGTCACATTAGCACGGAAGCCAGCAGTGAACTCTAGGATGTTAGCAATCTCTGGTGAAATCACGCAGAAGTTTGCAGCACCACGGAGCGTCTTGCGGTGGATCTGTGCCGAGACATCGTTGATGGTTTCAACGAGGGTCTCGTACCACTCACTCACGTTACCGGTGAAGTCCTGCGTTACGCTGGAAACTGCACCTGTCTCGCGGTTGAGGAACTGACCCGGGTGACGGGACCAGTAACGAGTACCAGCAGTTGAGCCCTTGACGAGGTCCTCAAGGATCTCGCGATCGATCTCTAGAGCAATCTGCTCAGAAAGGATCTGGGTCAACTCAACCTCGGCGTCGAGGTTGTGGTATGCGTTGAGGTCCTGCCCAAGCTCAGGGGTCCATTTGGCCTTGAGCTTCTTGGTGACAGCGGTGACAGCCACGGAATCGACTTTGATGTCGATCTCGGGGATCTGATCACTACCCTCAAGCGCCCACTGTCCAGCACCTTCAATAGCACCAATCGCAGAGTTCACGGCCTGGAAGTTATCCGTCATCGGGAAGGTTGCGACCGCGTTCACCACACTGTGACTTAGA